TGCTCATTAGCTATTCGCCTGAGCTAAAAGATTCCCGACAATGGCCGTGGTCGCGGTGTTGTTGATGCGATCCACATTGATTGCGTCGGTCTTCGTTTTTATCGCGGCGACATCGCTATTGGCTGGGGCCGTGTAGGCCGAACCGGCGAGGCGGGTGCTCACGGCTTGGTCGACTCGGGCCAACTCGGTGGCGAGCTCGGAGCGAACTGCCGTGGCCACGGTGGCGGCGCTTGGGGCGGTGGCTCCGCTGACCGGTGCGTCGAGGCGAGCGAGTTCGGTGGCAAGTTCTACGCGGACCTCGTCGGCGATGGCGGCAGCGCTTGGCACGGATGGCGCGTTGGTCAATGTCGTGACGGTCGCCAAGGTGCCGGATGGCGCGAGGCGTGAGCTGATAGCGGCATCGATCCGCCCGAGTTCCACCGCAAGCTCGGTGCGGACTTGGCTGGCGATTTCGGCTTCGGTCGGGACATCGGGCGAGTTTGTGAGGGTATCGACCACGCCGCCGGTGATCTCTTTGGTGCTGGCGCTCCACACGGCGCTTGCCACGGAGGCAGCGCTGGGAGCGGCAGCGGTCGGGATGCTGTCGATCTTGCCTCCGGTGCGCTCTAGGTCGCTGCGGATGGCTGCCACGAGGGCGATTTCGTCCACATTCTGGTTGCCGATGGCGCCGACGAGGGCGTTGAGGACGGCTTGGCCGTCTGCCTCGTTGAGGAGCGATCCTTCGACGGCTGCGCTGATCTGCGCGGTGGTTGGGATGTCCGAGACCGCTGCGGGCGAAGCCGGTAGGCTGTCGGTTTTGCTCTTGATCGCGGAGATGTCCGAGTTGGCTGGCGCGGTGTAAGACGCCGAGGCAAGTCGGCTCGAAACGGAGGCGTCGAGATTGCTGAGCTCTGTCAGCTCTGTGCGAACGGCTGAAGCCACAGCGGCGGCTGTCGGGGCGCTGGTCGGGGCTGTGTAGGCTGCCGAGGCCAGTCGGCTAGAAACCGAGGCATCCAGATTAGAAAGCTCGGTCAGTTCGGTGCGCACGGCGGAGGCCACCGAGGCGGCACTAGGCACGCTCGGCAGGTCGCCGGTCGTGAGGGTTGAGCGGCTGGAGATCGTTGCGTCGAGGTTGGCGAGCTTGGTCGAGTTGGAATCCAGTTCTGTTCGGATCTGGACCACGCTGGGGATCGTGAGACCAAAGATGGCAGCTTCAACGAGGCTTTGGTCTGCGGGGTCGCTTGGGAGATTGTCGGTCTTGATTTTGATTGCCGAGATGTCCGAGTTGGCTGGCGCGGTGTAGCTGCTGGATGGCAGGCGGGAGGAAGTGGCGGCGTCGAGGTTTTCGACTCCGGCGCGGCCGAGGACCCAGAGGCTCGGGATGTGTTGGGCGTCTACGGTAGAGTCGGTGGTTTTGAAGATGGCGGCGTATTCGCCCTCCGAGGAATTGTCGGTTGATAGCGTGTAGCTATACAATCCGCCGCCGAGGGCGGTGGCGCTGCCTGCGGTCACGATTTGCGTGCCGGACGGATTGTAGATATCGACGGTGACGGTCAGGCCGGTCTTGCCTTGTTTCGACGCCGTGTAGAAGGCGAGGAACTTTACGGAGGTGGAGACTTGTTCAAGCATGGGTGTGGGTTGGTTAGATTTCTTCTTCGGGTTGGGGCAGGAGCGGGAGGACTTCGGACATCGGGAGGACTTCCACGGATGGGAAAAGCTCGGCGGGCAGATGCGCGAACCCTCCGGAGTAAAGTCCGCCCGGGCCGACTTCGGTCAGCAAATCGGCGCAGAGCATTTTTCGGCCATCGGTGAGATCGACGGGGCTGGCCACATGGCGGGGGTTTCCGTGCTCGCTCTGGATGGCGGCGAGTTGCGCGGCGAGTTCGGGCGAGAAAACGAGAGCGAGGTCTTTCGCGGTCTCGTAGCTCACGGGCTGGGTGATGATGTCGGCGAGTGTCATGGTATTGCAGCGGCGAGGGCAGTCATAAGCGTGCTGACGCGGTTATTCAAAACAGTGAGACTCAAAGAACTTCCCAAGGAGTAAAAAGATACCCGCGATGTCGTGTAACGAGATGTGCCCGTAGAAAAAACTTGAATAATTTGGCTTACTGGAGTTTGTGAAGCCCTTGTTGCTAATGCCGTATTACCATTTATCATTCCAGTAAAATTCGCTGAATTATTTCTTGTTGAACCACAACCTCCTGCAAAAAAACTATTTGATGTGCTAAAACTGCTTGTTCCAAATGACATCGAAGCAAATGGAAAGGATGTTGCATTGTCTTGGCGCATACTTGAACCACCATTTGTATTGGTATTCGTTCCCATTATTCCACAGCTACCCCTTTGGTCTGTGTCAGTTATTCGTAAGAAGATGTGGTGATTATTTTGTCCAAGTAAATTATTGTTAATTGTAGAAATTCTTTTAGTAGAACCATTCCCAATTAATCCTGTTTTTCGGTTGTAGTCTGCGGTAACAAAATTGTTGTTGGTTGGAGCTGTGCCTGCTAGGGGGATCAGCGCACCAGAAAGCGTGCGAGCGCCTGCCAAAATGCAGGAGGCTTGAATGGCTGACCAGATACCGTCCTGTTTTAACCCCTTAAAAAATTGGTCGTAGGCAGACTTGACGCCATCTTCCAACGCTTGGCCGTCTGCGGTCTCGACGGCGGCGATATACGCCAACGCATCAGGATCCGGAAAAATCGTCGGCACGCGGAGGGGGGAGAGTTGGCCGTAGAGTGGGCTAATCATAATTTAAATTTCCCTTGTTCGACCAAGCTCCGGTGGCGCTGGATTCGCTGCTGGCTGTTCCTGCTGTGTTGAAGATGGTGCGGGAGATTTCCCAGTTGGCGCTGTCGTAGACGCTGCCGTTGTTGGGAAAGTCGGCGTAGAGGAGGAAGCCGAGGAAGGTGGTGGTGCCGTCGGCAGAGAGGTCGAAGGCCCAGACGCGGTCGGGGGCGTCTTTGGCACCGGCGAGTTTGTAGACCGTGCCGTTCGGGTGCTTGGCGTAAATCTTCCGATCTGTGTGGTTGATCGAAATCGCTCCGGGCGAGAGCTGGTCGGCGGTTGGGATTTTGCCCGCGACCGTCGAGAGTTTGGGAACTATTTGTGTGTTTGCCATGTGGCGGTTTTTGTTTTGCGGGTTTGGGAAACCCCCGCTTGGCGAGGCGCTATGGAGCGCCCCGCCGGGGTTGGGTTAGGGACTAGTAGCTGCCGCCATCGATGACGCTCTCGAGAGCGCTGATGCGGGTCTCGTGGTCGGCCACATCGGCTTCGACTGCGTCCAGGCGGCTGTCCGCGCTGGCTCCTTCGAGGGCCGTGATGCGGTTGGAGAGCGAGGTGTCGGCTGTCGCGCGAGTCGAGCTCTCGGCATCCAGATTGGTCTGGACTGCGGCGATGTCGGACTCGAGGCCGGACACATCCGAAGCGCGGGCAGCGGCTTCGGCGGAGACTGCGGCGATGCGGGCGGTCTCTTCAGCAACGATGTCGGCCTCGGCGGCGGTGACTCTTGTGGTCAGCGCGGAGAGGTCGCTCGAGACGCCATTGATCGAGGTCTGGAGGCCGGAGTCGCCAGCGATGCGGGCGGTCTCTTCGGCGGCGATGTCGTCGTTGATCGCGAGGATGGCGGCTGCCAGGGCGTTGTCGTTCGTGAGATCGACGCTGTTGATGAGGTCGACGATTTCTTTGAAAGTATCGGCATCAGCGCTTGATGCAGAAAGAATTGCGTCGATGCGGCCTTTCTCTGTCGAGATTTTGCCGTCAAGAACGAGGTCGGCTGCTTCGCGAGCGGATTGCTCGGAGCTGATCGCGGATTGGCGCGCGGAGGTCTCAGCGGCGATGTCGTCGGCGAGGTCGCTTTCGGCACCTTGGGCGCGGGAGATTTCGGCGTTGAGGTTCGAGGTGAGTGTCGAATCCGCTGCGCTCCGCAGGTCGGCTTCGGCTTGGACCGCGTCGTTGACGAAGGTTTTCTTCGCGTAATTGACGCCCGCGAGGTCGTAGACCCCCTCGGCTGTGCCGATGTAGAGGGCCTTGTTTAAGGTGTCGAAACCGGCTTCCCCGTTCTGCAAGGAAACGGGAATTCCAGAACCGCGTTTTAGTTTGATGACTTGTGGCATAGTGGTGATGGGTTAGGTGTTGGTGTTCGTGGGTGGGTGAGTGTCAAAAATTGCCGCCGTCGATGGTTTCGATTAACGACCTGTAGGCGCTCGCGGTGGGCGACCAGCGGTAGGGCATGCCTTCGTCGAGGGCCAGGTAGAGGCGGTCGGGTTTCCCGATGCTCGGGAAGCTCGAGCGGCTCGGGTATTCGACGACGCTCGGCGGGAGGGTGAGTTCGAACGATGAGAGATCGAGCGTCTGCGTGATGTTGCTCTCGGTGATTGTCGTCATGTGTAGGAGAGCGATGTGCGGTTAGCCCACGAGCCGGTGGCGGAGGCGACGGCGAGGATTTGGCCTGCGGCGTTGAGGGTGCTGCGGCGGATGGTCCAGGTGGTTGCGGTCTCGGGCAGGGCTGGCGCGGCGGGGCGGTTGGCGTTGAGGAGGCGTCCGCTGTAGGTGGTGAGGCCGTTGGCGCTGATGTCGAAGGCGTAGAGGTAGAGGGTGGGGTCGATCGGGCGCTGGACGGTGCGGAGGCCGAGGGCGGTGCAGGAGATTTGCATTCCGGCGCTCGGGGCGGTGTCGAAGGTGATCGTCCCGGTGGCTTCCGAAACGAGGTAGTCGGTGCCGGGGGTTTGGGTGACGCCGTTGAGCGCGACGAGGACATGCTCGGGGTCGCTGCTGACGAGGCCGTCGATCAAGAAGGTGGTGGCAGAGCCGGTGCCGACGCGGACGGTGGTGTTGATCTGAAGGCCGGGGGCGGCGGCCACGATGAAGTCCGAGAGGCCGATGATCTCGGTTGCGGCGTGGGTGTGGATCGTGTCGGCCTTGGAAAGCTCGACCCAGAGCTTGAATGCGGGGGAGGCGGAGGGATCGAAGGCGGCCCAGTAGCTTCCGGGCGGTGGATATCCGGGGTTCGGCTCTCCGATGCGGATGTAGAGTTCGCCGTTGTAGCTGACGACTTGGCCGGGGGAGTAGTCGGCTCCGTTGTTGTAGGCTCCCTGGTAGTCTACTGGCTCGGGTTGGAGCGCGGTGTCGGCCTTGGCTCCTTGCGCGGAGGAGGCTTTGCCGTCGATCTGGGTCTGGAGACTGCCGATCGAGGCGGCTGCTTCGGCGATGGAGTCCAGCGCGGCGGGGTCCAGATTCGCGGTTAGATAATCGATCCGCGTCGAGAGCGCGGCATCTCCGGAGACTCGTGCATTTTGCTCCGTGGTGAGGTCGGCACTGCGGGCGATCGTGGCGGCGAGGCGGGCATCTGGCAGAGTGCCGGTGGTGAGGAGCGAGGCGTCGGTGGTGGGAGGCGCGGCGGCGACGACGGCGGCCGCGAAGTCGGTGATCTTGCTGGAAAGCCC